CCATCCAATACGACCCATACTCAGGTGCTTCTCCGTATTGTTCTAGCATCGCTAGCCGGTAGATCGCCAGTTGCAGGCCACTCTTAGGTGCTTGACCTGTCTTTAGATCTATGATGATTGTCTTGCCTGTGTTGGTGTCAACCATTACCCTGTCAATGTATCCTTTAAGGATCACATCTCCGGGGATCTTTGCTGCGACTTTTAACTCTATGGCAGGTGTGCCATCGGGCGCAGTCCAAATGTCTAGATGGGGGTTGGTCATCCTGAAGTTGTACCAGTTGTGGATGAACTCTGGGCCTTTGGCTTTCCACCAAGACGCATCTTCTTTGTTCGGGTACTTCTTGGATGTCCGACCTCCGGCACGGAACACTGTTCCTTCGGGCTTGGACGCTACGTCCTCGTCGAAGTATTTGTGGAACCCTGCTAGACCTGCCTCGTATGCTCTTGCGCTCATCCTTGAGCCTCCTCTTTGTCCTTGAGGAGCATGAAGTCAATTGCTTCAGAGCCAGCGTGGACAGCGGAACCACCAGTAAAGTACCAAGCAGCGTCACTGTAATCAACGCCAACAATTTTCTTTAGTCGGTATTTTTCTCCGCACTCAACAAACATAGTGAACGAGGAGTACGATAGGTAGGGTAGATCGGATAGGTCCACCGGGACTTCTGTGATTGTTAGTTGCTTTTCCATGTTTGGAACATAGTCCTTAGTCAGGGATCTGTCAACGCGACACGCCGGGTGGGTCTAGTTTAGGTCTGGCAGGTTCGTGTGCTATGATTGTCGGGCGGGAAACCGTGGGGCGACGTACACTGATGACCGACGGTAAGCACCGGAGTATTCGGGGATGCGTTCCTTTCCTACCAAACGTTTTTAGTTTGGGGGAGGGGGGCTCAGTTCCTAATTCGCTCCGGTAATGGGTGAGGTGCGAGCATAAAGCGAGTACCGAACGGAGAGGGGCTATCGTGAAGACTTGTGGTAAATGTAAAAATGTTAAAGCATTTTCGGAGTTTGGTAAACGTACCGCTTCTAATGATGGGCTTCAGCCCAAGTGTATAGCGTGCGAGCGGGAGTACAGTAAGATGTATAAACGTCGGCCGTACGTGAGGGAAAAGAAGATCCTAGACCACCGCGCTTGGAAGAAGTCTTGGTCACCAGAGCATCGCAAGCGTGACCAATTGTTCACCCGCCTTTATAAAGATGGGCTTAAGGGAGCGGAGACAGAGAAGTTCTACATAAGTGACAAGGACATTCGTTCTTTGATGAGCGTCCCCTGCGTTTACTGTGGTAGTTCAGAGAACCCTAGCGTGGATCACATAATCCCGCTGAGCCTTGGAGGCCGTCACTCTATTGGTAACTTGCAGGTGCTGTGTGGTTCGTGCAACAGTAAGAAAGGAGGGCTGCTACCTGTCGCCTTTAGGCACAAGCCGTAATCCCCTCGTAGAGGGGTTAGTTTAAGGGTTTGGTACCTCAGGTACCAGTCCCTCCTAAAAACCTCTTAGGATGGCTGTGTCTTCGCCATACCGGCCCTGTAGTGCCTAGTTGATACGCCCTTAGGGCATAAAAAAAGTAGCCCTCATCCCGAAGGACAAGGGCCACCATTAAAACTATTAAACCGTACGTAACAGTACCGTACAGACACCACCAGAGCCAGACCTATTAAGACCGTTACTTGGAGGAGTGTTCCTAGTGTATGCCACCTGCTCAATGTAGGCAGAAACACTTTCACCAGTCGTATGATCCTTAAACAAGATCGGGTTGCCAACAGTCTCCATGTCTTTAAGATCAGAGTACCTGTTCCAAGCGTTACCCACAGCACCATACTTAGTACCAGACTTATCAGTCTCCCAATCAAACATCAAGACAGGGACTTGGATGAGTTCGTTACGTCGCGGTGAAGGCACAGCCCTTACCTGATAACCAATCAACGCAGAAGAAGTCACGTTGTCTGACGAAGGAGTAATCTTGATAGCAACATGCAAGTCAGGTGCAGCAACAGGTGCCGCAACCGTCAGTTTACCTTGACTGTCTGGGGTATCCGAAACAATAGTAATGATCTGATCCCACGATGAAGGAGAACCAGTGCCAGTAACCGAAGCATAAGCAGCAACAGTACCCAACAGTGGAGGCTGACCAAGCAGGCGAAGATCCCGCCAAGCCTTCTTCTCCATAGTACCAAGACGGATACGTCCAGTCTGGACCCAGCCCTCATCAACGAACTTTGACATTTGCCGGTAAATCCCGCTACCCGTGACACTAAACCACAACACGTCATTAGACACAGTAACGTTGGTGGCATTGCCAGTAGTACCCGCAGGTACAGTCAGGTCAGGTGCGTAAGCGTACGCATTGTTACTCTCACCCGTGGTACGACCAAGGTTGATGCGGTACAGCCCTGCACGTTGTACGTTGGCCCCTACCTCACCCTTGTCACGGACAGTTACGTAAATAAAACTTCCTTGAGCAACAGCATCATCAACGATAGTGTCTTCCCATAGCAATGGACCCATGACAAGACTTCCAGCGGCTGCTATGCTAGCGATACGACAACCAGAGGTTGTCCCCACCACCATGAACGAACCAAGGTAAGTGTACATCATGTTTACACGCTCACTGCGTGGGAACTCAGCAGTAACAATAGGAGGACTCAAGTCAACAGTGCCATCGTTGTCAGTAACTGTGATTCGGTAGATAGCAGACAATTCACCGCTGTAACCAGAAACGTAAATGCTTGTTGGCCCTTCAGCGAAGTCCGTCCAAACCCAATTGGGATCTTCGTGAGTGAAGTGGACAGTGGGCAGCGACGTGCTACTAGGTGTCAAGTCAGTGATCTCGTAGATGCTGTTGTTCTGTGCATACATAAGACGAGACTTAACCCAGCGAACCGCGCTACTCGTTACAGTACCAGCCTTAGCGTAGATCAAAGCACCAGAACCAGAAGGCAAAGCGCCTTTGTAGATTCCGGTGGAGTCACTCGTCAACCAAAACTGACCAGTAGAAGTGATAGAGTTGACCGTGGCGCTACTACCAGTAGTGATAGTTGTGGCCGTGTTATTGTTAGCAACGTGCTTAAGCACAGCACCCGAAGCGTGAATGACACCAGTGTTAACACCAATGGTTAACTGCGTTGATCCTGAGTCAGCAAGAACCCGCTCAGTTTTGTTCAGCAAAGTTAACTGACCCGGAACCCAAGGATTCACGCCACCACCACGATAGTAACGAAAAGAAGCCTCGCTTTGAGCGACCTCTAAAGGTTCAGCGTCAGACAACCCGGCACCGTAATGCCATGAAGCCTGCGACCTGATCCACAAGCCAGAGTCAAGAGACTGCTCGCCGGGATTGCGCTGAGTATCAACACGATCCTTACGAAAGGGACTCGTCTCACGACGCATAGGTGTTTCTTTACTGATACCAAAAAGGAAGTCCAAGCCACCAAGGCTACAATCCCAACGCAACGATTCGGGTGTAAATGTTCCAGCACCGGAAGCCGCAGCAATATTTGAACCCAAAGGTTCTACAACTGACTCCGTGTAATCTAATTTCATGCTAATCCTCCGCAGTTTCCATCCTACTTAGTTCCCTTGTGAATATAGCGTCAATCTCTCTAAGTTCACTAGGCCCGGTCGCATTGTTTCTAACCCGATCCCAATCTTTGTATGCTTTTTTAATCTGGTTCTTCAAACCTTAACTACTCCTTGCATTGTTTACACGTACACTGATCGCACTTACTGGTAAAACCGTTCACTTAAGAGCCTTGGCCCAACGCCTACTCTTTGCTCTGTTCTTTGCAAGGCAAGGAAGAGGAAATACTTGACCATCATCTTTTGCTTCATGTGTAAACGACACATGTATGTGCTTAGTATGGCCGTACTTCTTTCCACGCCACCGCCAGAAAGTCTTCTTGTAAGTTCCGCTGGCAATAGATCCTTCATACACCACGTATTTTACCCTCTTGCTTCCGGGTAAATCAGACGCAGCGTAAGCAATAAGTTCGTTAGCAAGACGTTGAGCAGTCCTACCGTTACGCCACTTACCACGCTTGCCCATGTTCTCATCAATATCTATTGCATACACAACACCCATATATGGGTTGTGATCGCTCTTCCGATTTGAATGAGCCGTATCGCCTATCCATCCATCAGAAGCCCGATCCCTCTTAGGCCACCTAGTATTAATTTGACGGCGAAGTTTTTCCCCACCCCTGCACAATGTAGCCACAGTTACTCACCCTTCCGAAGGGAAGCGCTCTCAAGGTTTCCACGATTCGTTGCTGCAATACTCATCAAGGCAGACATAATGACAGCGAAGGCTGCAACAGAAAACGCTTGAGTCCAATCAACTTCAAGCACACCTGACACGTCGGTTGCCCATAGTGCAAGTAGTGCTTGTGCTGCTGTTCGGATTGCTCGTTCGCCTGCATCTTTCCAAAAGTTTAACGTAAACATTAGTATCCCTTCTTCTTCTTCTTCATCGCCGAGTTCTTCATCAACGATCCATTGGGCATAAGGTGATAACCGGCAGGAACTTTCTTCTTGGCGGTTGCTTTTTTCTTGGGAGTGTTCATAACATTTACCTCTCTAGATGCCATTCAATATGGTCATCAAGTTTTCCTCTAATTTCACGAACGTCTAGTTCGATTCGTGTCAACTGATCCCGGCTAGAAGAGCCACCATTCGGTTTCATATCCGCTTGTAGTGTCGCTACTTGCGCTCTAACGATCCATATTAACCCACCTAGCAGGGTGGTAACAATTGCTGTCGCCACCCCTGCCAAGATGAGTATCTCTGCGGCGTTCATTAGACGGCGTACCTGATGATTACA